ATAAAGTAATTAATGTTGATGGTGCAGAAGCAGATGACGTAATTGCAGTATTAGCAGAATGGTCACAGACGAATGATACCAATAATGTATTATTTTCAGAACCAAAACCATTCTTAGTATTATCCGGAGATCACGACTTCATACAATTACAAAAATATGATAATGTTAAACAGTTTTCCCCCATTCAAAAGAAATATGTAAAATCAGATATCAGTCCAGAAAAATATCTGTTTGAACACATTATTCGAGGAGACAAAGGTGACGGTGTTCCTAATGTTCTTTCTGCTGATGATAGTATTGTAACAGGCACAAGACAAAAAGCTATTAGGCAAGATAAAGTAGATGTTTGGTATAAAGATTTTGATGCTATGCCACAGGATCCCGAATTTAAACAAAACTATGAGCGAAATCGCAAATTGGTTAGCTTTGATTGTATCCCAACTTCAATCAAAGAATCAATTATAAATACTTATACCAATAAGCCAACAAAAGATAAAAGTCAATTACTAAATTTCTTTGTTGAACATAAAATGAAGAACATGCTAGAAGTTATAGAGGAATTTTAAAGTGAAAACATCTATCCCACAAATTTTTGATGAAGTTGAAAAAGCTGGTTCCAAAGAAGCCAAGATTAAAACACTAAGAGCATATGACCATCCTATCCTAAAAGGAATGTTGCAAATTAATTTTGATCCAAATGTTAAAATGAATTTGCCCGAAGGTGAACCTCCTTACAAAAAGGATACAGCTATACCAGCAGGATATTCTGAGTCAAATCTTTTTGTAGAATTTAGACGTTTCTATATTTGGTTACAAGATGATATTAATTTGACTAGGGGCAGAAAAGAACAGTTGTTTATTCAATTGCTCGAAGGTATTCATTGGACGGAAGCTGAAGCAGTATGTCTAGCTAAAGACAGAAAGCTACAAACTAAATACAAATCATTAAAAGAAGATTTGATACGAGAAGCGTTTCCTGGTTTACTACCCAATAAACCAATTATTCCTCCGTTGGGGGAACCGAAGGTAAAAAAGATGGATTCTTTGAACGCATCCTGACCTGGTTCAAAGAAAAACCAGTTTCTGTGCCAAAAGAACAATGGTCAGATCAAGGAACAATCCCCGACGATCCAAATCACGATAGTAGAATGTTTCTTGAACATAAATTTAGGGCTTTTGATAAGACTTGACAACATCGTCTAAAGATGTTATAATTAATTATTCGTAATGGAGTTTTTATGACAATGCATATTGTTGGGCCCTGGTTATCTACAACCGGTAAGAAAAAAGGCAAACACAAGTACCGCTCTGCTGAAGAGGCAAAGCGTGCTCGTGATCTTGACGACAGCTGGCAACAAGTACTTGCTCAACACGGGCAAGCAATTCAAAAGAAAAAAGTAGAAAAGACATTCGAGTCTTTATCATATACTTTATCTGCTCCTGCAGGCAGACAAACAAGCAATCACATTAAGAGTTTGGACACCGGTCATAGTGGTGCACTTCATACCAAGGATATTCCTCGGTATACTGGTACTAACATTATCGGTATTGGTACTATGCACAAAAGTAATGCTGTACCCATCTTTAGTGATGACGAAGCAAAATCTATTTCAAGCATGAGGCGCTAATGAAAACAATAGTTTTAGTAACAGGGGGATTCGATCCAATTCATTCTGGGCATATCGAATATTTTAAAGCAGCTAAAAAATTAGGTGATTTGTTAGTTGTGGGTGTAAACTCTGACAGTTGGTTAAAGCGTAAAAAAGGCACACCGTTTATGCCTATTACTGAAAGAACATCAATCGTTCAAAATTTAGCAATGGTTGACAAATGCATTCTATTTAATGATGACGATGGTAGTGCAAAAGAAGCCATTAGAAATGTTAGAATGTTATATCCTAACGATAAAATTATTTTTGCTAATGGTGGAGACCGTACAAAAGAAAATATTCCAGAAATGAATATTCAAGATAAAAATCTAGAATTTTTATTTGGTGTAGGTGGCGAAAACAAAATGAATTCTAGCTCTTGGATTCTTCAAGAATGGAAGTCCCCGAAAACAGATAGAGTTTGGGGTTATTATCGAGTACTACACGAACAAGGTCAAGAGAGGGAACAGCTTCGGTTTATAGTTTAAATCGTAGCACAGACGTTGAGCTAGTAGGGACTTACCAAAAATTTGAAAGTCTACATATTAGCAAAACAGAGTGGCATCAGCTTTGTAATGAAGCTAGTAGCCCATTGAAAATTATCGAAATCCAGTATGGCGATAATTGTATTGAAGATGATATTGAAAGGAAAATTTAATTATGACAATCCCATCCAGCCCAGCTGATCGTAAAGCAATTTTAGATTGCATGAAAGAAGTTAGTTCATCGATGACTCGCATCGAAGGTGAACGCGAATTTATTCGAGAAGCTATCAATGAAATTTGTGAGAAACAACTATTGTCTAAAAAGACATTCCGTCGTATGGCGCGAGTTTATCACAAACAAAACTTTAGTCTTGAGCTAGAGGAACACGAAGAGTTTGAATCAATGTATCAAGCTATTACTAACACCACTACAATGGCTAAAGAAACTGCTTAATATGTTCAACCAATTTATTCTCGAAGCTAAGTATTTAGATAATATTAATCGTGTAAAACGAAAAAATATTGTAGGCGTTTATGCTAGTTTGGAGAAAATCGAAGAGATTAAAAAGACGTTGATTGCTAATGAACCAAAATATAAGGTTTCTTTTTCAATTAATCCACAATTTAATCCATTTATCCCATATAATGCTTGACACCTTTTTAGTAAGGTGTTATAATAGTATTGTTAAGGAGAAAAAATGAGTATGATCTATAATATATTTGAACAATTATCAAATGACAATTCCCGTCTAGCTAAAGAAGCAATTCTTGTCAAGAACAAAAATAACGAAACGCTTAAACGCGTTTTCTATCTTGCACTTGATCCGTTCATTCAATTCTATATTAGAAAAATTCCAAGTTACGATTTTGTTCCAGAGAGCAAAACTTTGGAACAGGCATTAGATGATTTATCACTACTGTCTAGTCGAACAGTAACAGGCAATAATGCTATTTCACATCTACGTAATGTTCTATCTAACTTGAGTAAAGAAAATGCAAAAATCATTGAGCGTGTTATTGCAAAAGACCTCCGTTGCGGAGTCTCCGAAGCCACAGCCAATAAAATTTGGCCCGGTATTATCTCGACATACCCGGTTATGTTGGCTTCTGGATACGACCAAAAGCTCGTCGACAAAATCCCGCTCCCTGCGCTTTGTCAACTTAAACTCGATGGAATGCGATTCAACGCAATCGTCAAAGGCGGTGTAGTAGAGTTTAGATCACGCAATGGTAAAGAATTAACTATTCCTAATCCATCATTCCCGATACCATTTATTAAGATGGCGGAATTCTATAAAGACGACATGGTGTTCGACGGTGAATTGTTAGTTGCAGATTATGCAGGCAAGCCAGTTAATCGTCAAACAGGTAATGGCATTTTATCTAAAGCAATTAAAGGTACAATGAGTCAGACTGAAGCAGAAAATGTACGAGCTACATTATGGGATGCTATTCCTTATGCTTCATTTAAACAAGGTATTGATAAAGAGCCATACAATGTTAGATTGGGTAAACTCAATAATTGCATTTCACACGTTAAATCTAATTTTGACCAATTTAGACATTATGTGGATTTGGTGTGGACTAAGCAAGTAGACAATTTATATGAAGCACAAAAAATCTTTGAGAAGTTCCTAGCAGAAGGTCAAGAAGGTACTATTCTAAAATCCAAAACAGGTATTTGGGAAGATCGCAGATCTAAAGATCAAATTAAGTTCAAGGGAGAACTTGAATGTGATCTAATGGTGGTAGACTGGGAAGAAGGCACAGGTAAAAACAAAGGTCGCTTGGGCGCACTAGTATGTGAAACAAGTGACGGTGTTATTCGTGTTAATGTTGGATCTGGTTATTCGGATGAACAACGAGCAGAGTTTGACAAAAAAGTAATAGGAAAAATTATTACTGTACGTTATAATGCACGCATTAAAGAAAGATCTGGTGAAAGTGAGAGTTTGTTCTTACCTAGATTTATTGAATTACGTGAAGATAAAAGTACAGCAGAGGCAAGTAAATCTGTAAAATAAGCATAAATAAAAAACAGAGGTGATTTAAATGATCGCAAAGATTTACAGATTTCCAGAGAGACGAACTTTATTTAACGGGTATAAAATACCCCTCTATACTGAGGATGAGATTCTTTTGACAGTTATTGCTTTAAATGTTTTTGGTAATCTTCCTGAAAAAGTCACTGATAAAAATTTAGAATCATATGATCCTGTGACTGTTATCAAGGCTTTGGTTGAAGCAAAATCCTCTAGTTTACTTTCAACTAAGTCTAGACAAATCATTGCGGATATATTGAAATCTATAGAAACTTTATGAATATATTTTATCTACATAATGATCCAACAATTTGTGCCGAACTACACAACGACAAACACGTTGTAAAAATGATTCTCGAATATGCTCAATTACTTTCTACTGCTCACAGGTTTATTGATGGTTTCCCTAATATTGATAGGGGATCTGCAACTGGCAGACAACGAACCTCGTATATACTCTCTGATAGCCGCGATGCTGTGCTTTATCGGGCTACTCATATCAACCATCCATCAGCAATTTGGGTGAGACATTCTTATGAAAATTATGAATGGTTGTATAAACTATTCATAGCAGTATTAGACGAATATACTTATCGTTATGGTAGAATACACGCTACTGCGCGATTAATTGACGCATTGTCCACGCCCCCAACACATATACCTAAAGGTGTAGGATTTACTGAACCTACACCTGCAATGCCAGAAGAATATAGAGTTAAAAATAACTCAATACAATCGTATATAAATTATTATGTAGGTGCTAAAAAGCATTTAGCGAATTGGAAAAAAAGAACTATACCATATTGGTATGAATTTAATTGAAAGGCAATTATGACAGAAACACATCGAGTACCGGT